CTTAAGTGGATAATACTTCTTTTCGATTCGATTATATCATTTTTAGGCTTTGATATCAAGGGCTTTATATACTCAAAATCCCTCTTATAGCCTTTAACATAAAGTCTATTGAGATTCTGCTTGAGCCCTGCTTTCTCACAAAATCGAGCGTATTGCTGTTCTTTTGCTGTAATGGCAGCAGTCATATTCTGTCCGCCTAGATATTGCCTTTTGAACTCCCTTAGTTCTCTTTCAAGCCTGCGCTGGTATTGCGTTGCCTGATAAAACGTGTATGTTTTGCCATCGACTTTGACCGGAGCCGGTTCCTTTTCGAGCGGTGTTGGGTCGGAAATACCTGCAATAAATGGATAAAACGTATGCTTGCAATTATACCCGCAAAGCCCTGCTGGATCGTGTGGATACCCAGTCACTGCTTCGAGGCTCAATATTTTATATCCAAGTCGTTTGCTTTCTTTCGGATGAGCCTTTCCGCTTATGCTGTAGACTTTGCCTTGCCATCCTGCGTGATTTGCGTGTCCGTCTCCGGATCGTGCTCCACCGTGTGAGGAAACCTCTACCAAATCCGTTCCAAGCTGTTCTGCGTTGCTCATCGATATATCTGCTGCCATTTGATTTAAAGTCGTTCTGACAGCTAAATGTGCAGCCACATCTATACCTCTAGTGATGCCTGATGCATAGTTTACATACCTTAGTCCGCTTTTTTCAAGTTCCGAAACGACTTGCTCGACCGCCTGCTCTGACGAGAAAGCACCGCTCGCAACATTCATAACTGCCTTATCCATTGAGTGATTAAATGCTTGATCTACCGAAACTGGCGCTCCAATAAACTTAAAGCCTGTAGAATGAGTTAGTGATTTGAGCTCATGCTCAAGACGTTTAGAACTTTCTGCAGAAATTTGCTTCAGCGCTGGGCTTGATTTTAGGTGTTGACCTTTTGTCTTCCAAAATGCAACATCATCTGCAAATGACATGTCGCCAGCTCTACCTATTATCTTATCACCGTGAGCTTGCGCCGAGTCCACAGTCTCTCTGATTCGCTCTCTAACAAGTTTTTTATGCTCAAGTGTGTTCTCATTCATCATGTCGATAAAATCTTTGTCAGCGTGCAATTTATCGAGCACGCGCGTCTGTATTTCGCTAGGACTATAACCTAGCGATTCAAGAGCCTTAGCCTGGAGCTCTGCAGATTCCGTCCATCTTTTTGCTTTTCTGAGCCTACGCGCTATATCCTGGATTGTATCTTGTTCCAGGTCCTGGAACATCGGTATTATCTCAGCACTTAATTGCTCTTTTTGATAATCGGATAGCATAGCTATGCCTCCGTTTCGTCATCGACTTCCACATCATTGTACCAGGCTTCTGCCTCAGCCTCTGTAAGTCCGTATTTATCCTGTATGTATCTCTTGACAAGCTTTGGCAGTCCAAAGGCTTGCGCGTCAGCTCTCATGGAATCGAGCTCGCTCTGTCTGTCTGTGATAAAGCTGTCGTCGTAAGTGATTACGATTTCTTCTGCAAGATCATACTTTGTTTCCATGAACGTGTTTGAAAACCACAGAAGAGCTCTTACAAGATCCTCAATATAGTCAGTCAGATTTTGTCTTTGCTTGTTCAGCTCCTGCATTGAGTCTTGCTTTGTTCCGATGTACTCTGTTGCAGTCTTTATCTGTCCGTTTTCAAAGCTGTATTTACGAGTTCCGAAACCAAACATCGTTGAAAGCAAAGATAGTGATAACTCAAATGTTTTGGTTATGCTATCAATACGTATAACCGGATTTATCTCCTGAATCAGGTCGTCGGAGTTAGGCAGCTTTTCGCCCATCGAAACGAATGTCTTTTTATGCTGCTTGTTTGGGGTCTTTGCATTTCCATTTTTGTCAAACTCGCACAGCGCCTCGTTATAAAGCACCATCTTGTCAGCCTTGTCCAGGTCTCCAAATAGCACATTAAAGATTAAATCGATGCTCTTGAGTATCGGAATGGCTGCATAGATCTTTGGATATCCATACCCCTTCATATCTTTTATGTTGTTAACAACCGCAGTCGTTAAGATTGAGAAAGGCTTAACATCCCCCAGCCTAACCTCTGAACTCTTTTCAACAACTCCCTTGCCGTCAACATCCAAAACCACTGTCCTTGAGATATACTTGTCATCTTCCATAGTGAACGTAACAATGGTCGTTTCGGTCTTGCCGTTGACTATATTTTCGGAAGCAAAGGCACATTCTGTAACTATGCCTTTTG